CACGAGATGTAAGACGCTCCTTGCGCTTCTCAACCTCTTCCGAGATCCAAGGCTGGATGATTTCCCGTCTTTCAGGAACGTCACCAGCCGGTAGGGGTCCAGCACCGAGCCAGCCGTACGGCTGATCGCTAACGCGCTTCATTGCGACAGCGCGCTGCTGCCAAGTGAACTTGGTCTCGAAACCTAGGGGGCGGGTCACACCCATACCACCCAGGGCCTGCGGAACGAAAAGATTTCGTCCACGACACTCCTGTTCAATCCAGGTAGAGTGTCTCGCCATAAACTGACGCATGAGGTCGGCTTCCTTCCCAGGAAGTGCTCCTTGCAAGAGCCTGTTCACGGTAGAACAGAAACCTTCGTCACGATCACCTTTGTCATCAGCAAGCACCTTGCTTTGACCGAAGTAGAGCCCAGTATTCAGGAAAGGGATACTCCAGGGTGTGGCATCTGACCGATACAAATCGTAGTCAAAACAGGCAGAGTTTGCATTTGCATACCGCGAATGACAATAGGCCTTACCGGCGCTCATGACGAGCCCGACTTTCTCACCAGTGCGGATGTGATCATCCCACTTGGAGTGCTTAGCGACGTACAACATGTCGTCGCCATTCACGAGGACGCCTCGAAGGCGATCCTTCAGTGGCCGCGAATCCTCTTTGATGTTCTCAAGATAGAGACCAAGGTTCGCGAGGCAAAGCACTGGGAAGCTGAGGATACTTCCCATCAACTGTCCATTCCGCTGGTTAACGTCTTCAACGCTACCAGCCTTGAGTTCCGGATATGAACAGTGGTGAGGTGCCAAGACACTGCTCCAAAGAGCGCGTGTCGACTCATCAAACCCTCGGGTCAGTCTCTCCAAGATTGAAGCAGACAGTCGGGCTGACAAGTTGTCAGTTGCGGCGGAGTAATCGATCGAGAACCACTCGTATCGACCCTCCCCAAGGATGCATCGGTTGCTCGCAAGATCGATGAGGTCTGTCGGACATAGAGGTCGTCCGATTAGACGGAAGCAGGGCATATCACGCATAGTACCATGAATAGCCCTCTGAAGGTCCTTACTGAAGTAATAAGGGACCGCTTCACCCTTTGATATCACTCTGATTTTCAAAGGCTCAATCACCGCCTGAATGATGCATTCAAGGCGGCCGACCCGCTTGTAGCGAAGGCTCTCCTTTTGGATAGAGTCCTTCCACAAGCGCTC